GCATTATAAAGAGTGCTAAATGCCAAAGGGTCTTTATTAGATTCAAATGCTAATAAATGTTTAGGAATTGAACCGACTGCATTACCAGCGCTACTTAATAAATCACCAAGCTTTTGTGCAGCAGTAAAATTTTTAGCTGCATTAGCTAAACCTTGAATAGCTACCTTACCTTTTTCAGCGCTAGGAAGTCGTGTAAGTCCACCAATAGGATTTACTTCAGGTGTTAAACCTTCAAGTTTACTTGTTTCCCATAGATTTCCAAGCGTATCAGTAATGTTACTACCTGTAGGTGATTTTGCAGGTGCATTTTTAACCCAATCACCTAATTCATAATGCATATTGGGATGGCCTACAGGGTCTATACCAGCATTTACTCTTGCCCTTGCTAAAGCTAATGCTTTTTGTTGTTCTAATGTCATTGCCATAACTTTTTATCCTGTGGTGACATTGCAGCCCATTCTTGCGGTGAAATACCTTGAGGAATTTTAGTATTTAAAGCATCACCTAGCCTTTGCCCTGGAGTTCTAGTTGCAGGTGCTTTTGTAGCAGGTAAATTTGGATTTTGATTTAATTGTAAACTTTCATATACATGACGAGCTTCAGGACTTAATAAATCATTTACATTTTTATTTAAACCCATGCCTTGATGATATTGCTCATTTAAAGCACCTAAAGCACCACGTAGTAAATCAACGCCATTTTGAATATGAGTTTTTTGTTGAGCTTCACCAGCATTAGGGTCAAAACCTTGCTCCCATTTTGTTAATTCAGCTAAAGAACCACCGCCTGCACCTGAAAATACTCTACGCAATTCTGATGCTACAGCTTGAGCAGATTGTCTATATTTACCTTGACGTACATCGCCTAATGCTTTTTCTTCAACATAATTTACAATTGGATTAATAACAGCAGGTAAAACATTTGTATTATTTAACTCTTCTGTACGATTGTACAAATTACCCATGTGGTAAAGTGCTTGATTTGCACCACGAATAGCATCAGCTTGTTTACCTTTAGCAAATGCAGTAGCTGTTTGTTGACGCTTTTGATAATTTGTAGCATCAAATGTTGGGTCATATTGAGTAACAGCACCAAGCAATTGTGCGCCTTGTGGGCTTCTCATCATTTGTGGTGTAATAGCCAATTCACCATTAGCAGCTTTTTTAACTATTGCAGCAGCAGAAGGAGGAAGTGTTTTTAAAAAATCTTCGCCTGTAAGATTTTGGTTATTTTGTTGCACTGGTTGTGCAGTTGATAAATCAAATGGCATTATTTTGCCTCCTCAAATGATTTTCCATCAGGACTTACATAAGCTTTATTTCCATTTGCATCAGTATGCAATACCCATCCTTTAGAATTTGTCATTGGAGTGTTTGTATTAAGATGGAAAAAGTCTGGTTGTGGTTTTTCAGGTGCAAAAGCTTCACCTGTGGCTACTTTTTTTCTTGTTCCATCAGAATTGATTTGATAAGTAACTTCTTTAGTACCTTCACGTACTTTTTCAAATTGAACGCTTCTTGGTTTATTTATTGCTTGTAAATCTGATGGATTTTCAGTTTGACTAAATTTAGCAATAGATTCTGGTGTATATTCACTAGGATTAATTTTACCAAACATTGATTCCTTTTTTGGAGGAACTGCAAATATTTGTTCATGTGTATTTGGGTCAAAAAATACATCTCCAGCAGAACCTTTAATTGGTGCTTTAGGAGCATAAGATGCAATTTGATTTTTAACCAATTCAGGTGCTAATTCAGGCATAGCTTGAACAGCTCTAGACATAAACTCTTGTTGGCTTAAAGGTCGTTGAGTAGTTTGAGTCATGCCAGGAATATTGCCAGCTTCATTATAATCAACAGGTGTTTCAACAGTTTGTGGTTTAAGCAAATCAGCTATTTTAGCTTGTTGTGATTTTTGATATTGACCATAATCGTTTAACGCTTGTTTTTCTTGTTGCGTACCAATGTATTTATTAGCAATATTAGCAAGGCTTTGAGTCCATGATGGTGCTACATAATGCCCTGATACCATTTGACCTTCAGGCATAGCTTGCTCTTGTAATGCTTGAGCCATTTTTAATCTACGTTGTAGCTCAAGTTGAGCCATTGTGTCGTTTACAGGTTGTGTTGACACATCTTGTACCATGCCACCTGATTCGCCTGGCATAAGAGCATTAGCATAAGAAGCCATAATTATCCTTGTCTATATTGACCAATATTACCGCCCAAGAAATTGCCTTGAGGAGTTGAGTTCATAGGTTTGTTTTGTTGATACATTTGCATGTTTTGACCTGGGTTTGGTGCTTGTTGATTTTGCCCCATTGCCATTAAGCCTGATTGAAAGTTTTGTTGAGGCATCATCATGCCAGGCTGCATTTGATACGGATTCATTGGTTGTTGATATGGAAACATTATGCTACCAATCCTAAATATGAACCCAAACTACTTAATCCTGATGAAATCCCACCTAACAAGCCAGAGCCTGTACCAGCAGCGCCTAATGGAAGGCTACCTAAATAACCACCATTAATTAAAGAACCACCAAGACCCATTAAACCAGTGTTAAATGATGAATTAGCAGCATTAGCAGCGTTTGTAGCTCCAAGTCCAGAGCTATAACCAGCCTGTGTAGCACCAAGAATATCAGCACCTGCTGTTGAACCCATAGAGGCTGGATTTACATAAGAAGGCGTTGTTGTTGTTGAGCCACTACGCAAATTATTAAATTGTGTAATAGGATTATTAAGATTAGTTAATTGTTGGTTGAAAGCTTGGTTATTAGCATTTAAACCTGTATTCATGCCATTAATAATAGCAGAAGTTTGTAAGTCATTTTGATTTTGAACCAATTGACGTTTGGCATTTGTATAAGCTTCAGTACCAGGTGCAATACCTTGATTAGCTAAAGCTGCATCAGACATTTCATTTTGTTGTGCAATTTGAGGGGCTAAACGACTCATCACAGCATCAGAATATGTTTGACCTGGGTCAATTCCATAAGAAGGCAAACCTGATAAATCTACCCCTCCTTGCGTCAATGATTGAGTTACATTTGGAAGCCCTGCATTAGCAGCAGTTAAAGCACCTTGTGTAGCATTTTCGCTAGAAGTAAGGATATTTTGTTGCGGAGCTGAAAGAGTTTGATTTGCAGTATACGTAGGATTGCCATATTGGTCTGTTCCTGATTGAGTATAGTTTAATGAACCTGTAGGAGTGTTTTGATTTACACGATTAGCAGCTAATTGCAAACGAGTATTAGCAAGATTGCCTTGAGCAGTAGCATTGGCAGCAGCTACATAGTCAGGCTGTGCTGGTGCATCAGATTTACCACCACCATTAGCCATAGACATAAATGGGTCACGTACGCCTTGTAGTCTTAATTGAATAAATTTATGTTTCATGTTTTAGCCCTATCCACTTGCAATCTTTTTTATAAAGTGTGTAAATAATTAAATCACCATCGTAACAACCACCAGTAATTCTTGTTGCTTCTTTAAATCCGCAATGCTCTGTAAATCTTATTGAATCTTTATTGTTTGATGAAACTGTATTAACAATGACATTGACGTTTAGTTGATTAAAAGGATAATCAAATACCATCCATAAAAACTGTCTATTTAACCAACGTCTACCAATACCTGCACAGTGCATAGCGCACCGAGCATTTTCTTCATAACTGTCATACACTACACCAGCAATTAATTCACCATCTTCTTCAATGCCAATTGCTTCATAATTAAAATAAGCTTTACCAGCACCTTGAGCAACAATGAAATCACTGACTCTTTCTTTTTGCCCGATGATTATTTTACGCATTACAAGATAGCTCCTCCCTCGATAACGAGGTCAGTTGATACCCAATGTACTTGAATACCAGAACATGCAGTCTTAACAATTGGTGCGCCATAGTAGCCAACACCGTTAATACCTTGCCAGTTTTGCAATACTGATAAGCCACCACCCCATGTTGAAGCATCCCATGTTGCAGAACCCCATTTTGCATAAGAGTTAGGCGTATAAGTGAGTGAGCCTGTTGGTGTATCAGTGTTAAAGTCAATGTTTACGCCAGCAAAAATAGAAGGTTGACCATCAGTCCTAAAGATAGGACGTGACATTGTAAAACGCTTTAAAGTACCAGCATTATTAAAGTTATTAAATGCTTGTAAAGCAGTGCCTGTAATGTTATTTACATCGTCAGACAAACCATAATAAGCATGACCTACAAATCCATTCCCACCAAAGTAAGGTTGGTCGTTATACAATTCCATACAGTTAGCGTTCCAGCCTGTATAATTGCACCAAGCACCTGTAATCGTGTTCATTACATATTGTTGCTGATTGATGCCTTCTTGAATTGGTACGTTTAACCATAATTGATTAATTGTAGGCACGTAAAGAAGTTGCCAGCCAAAGTTACTACCATAATTTGTAACAGCATCTGAAATTGCATACTGAATTTTATCAGTAATTGCAACTTTAGGATTGATGCGAGATGATTGTAATGCAGCAGACATTGGTACTACGCCATCTTGTGAAATAAGCAACATATCACCAGCGTATTTATAAAGACTTCTAGCACCTACTGGACCACCTAAATCCCATACACCTACCATTGACCATGTAGATGTACTTGTTGGGTCTAAACCTTGATAAACGATGACTTGACCCTTATTTGTCACGATAACATAGTGGTCATTAACGCCATTACCAGCATCAATCGTCCATGTGCCATGAGCAACAATGTAACCACCTTTAGTCATAAAAGGCGCTATGTCAACGGCTGCTGCTGCACCTGCAATAGAATCTACAGGCAAATACCATACTTTAAGACTGTTCTTTTGAATAAAGAATTGACGTTGTGCATATAACACAGGGTTTTGCAATGTTGTTGCAGTAACACCTGTAATTGTAGGTGTAGACCATGATGTACCATCAAAGTTACGTGGTGCATCAATACCATTTGCCATTGACAAAAAGTTACCGCCAGAGGTTGCAATGTTGCAATAACCCCAACGTGAATTAGTCAATCCTGATACTACAGCAGCGCCTACAGAACCACCAGCAGAGCAGTCGTATACGTTACCACCAGAAATTGCAAATAACTTGTTAGAAGCTGCTCCAGCGTATGCCATGAGCGTTTCTACTTGACCTGGTAAACCTGTTGATGACTTTACATAGCCATTACGCAAAATTACTTCTGTTGTTGCAGGATACCAATTTTCAAGAATAACAGCTTCATTAGGCTGCATAGATGTTAATGAATCACGTGCGTTCCAACCACCTACAGGAGCTGGCAATGATACTGGCTGTGATACAGCCCTTTTAGCAATAGCCATTATTTACCTTTCCCAAATGGAAGTTCTAGGTTCATTAAACCTTTACGGCCAAGCTGACCCCAAGTTCCTTCTGTATATGGAGGAAGTTGTTGCATATTGCCTTCATTACCAATCCAACGAGGAGCATTACCTGCAATATCATACATTGATTCATTGCTAAATGAAGGGTGATTTGGAAGCTTAAACTTATCAGTAAAGTGCATTTGCATATCGCTAGGATTTACTTGTGATTGAGCTTCTGGGTCACCTGTCATTTGTCCCATAAAATAACCACGCATATCATAATCATTAGAAGGACGAATATGGTTTTCTAATAACCATGATTTATACATATTTTCAGTATTAGGACCTAATTGCGTTTGGAGCAATTTGGCTAATTTCATTGCTGTATCATCCATTATTAACTCCCGTAGTTAGCGTCTGGAATGTTCTCCCAACCAATTAATACATTGGCTGTTCTTGGGGCCATTGATAATGTTGGTGAACCTGCATCATTAGCTTTAGCGATGTTAAGTTGCATATCATAATCACGTTGGAATGCTGTTGTATCAAAGCCTTTAACTTCAAAGTATTTCTTTTTCAATCCTAATACGATTAATCGGTCAGGATAAATACATGTATCACTATCTTGAACAAACTGCGCTTGAGGTGTGCCTGTTGCAGATGCAGCCCAATATGATGAGATATACTCAAAGCTTAAATATTCGTTTGTAGATGTTAAAGGCCAAATTTGAAATTCTTGACCCATAATACGCCAACGGATACGTGGACCAGTTGAAATGTAAGATGATTTTAGCCATTGCCATTGTTGAGGTGTTTCAGGTCCCAACATTTCCCAGCGTTTAGATTTATCGTATTGTGTACGGTCTGTAATACGGTCAAAGCCTGTTGGCAAAGTATATTTAACTTGACCAAATGTATATTGACCATTGCCATCGCCTGTTGCAGCGCTGTTAATCGTTACTGTTGTGCCTAATGCTGATACAACGGCTGTGCTTTGAATAACGCCCAAGCCTTGAACTTGAAAGTTTGTAGCGCCACGAGCATTAATAAAGTTTACAGTAGCAGCATCTACGCCTGTAATTGTATAAGAACCTGCTGCAATTGCACCATTAGATTGTGTATATTGTGAATACCAATCGTATTCTGTATTTAGAGCTTCCCACGGATACTCTCTCGCAAGTTCGTTACCTGCTGCATTAATCAAATAATACATTTGTGTAACGTCATAAGAACTGTTACCAGCTACTGTATTAGGGATAGCCAAGCCCATTTCTGCTGACGCTTGTTGCACTAATTGCAAGAGAGTTGATGCCATATTATTCCTCTACATTTTCCTTTGCCTTTTTAGGCGTGGCTTTAGGTTGGTTCATTTTTGAGGCTAACTCTGCTAATTGCGCTTTTAATGCAGCTAGTTCATCATCACGCTTACGAAGCTCGTCTGCTTGTTGTTGTACTAATGCTGTATCTTTTGCACCAGAGAGATAAGCTTTTGCTTTGTCACGTAGCGCAAGTGGTGACATACCTGCTGCCATACCCAATGTATTTAATTGAGCATCAGAAGCTTGTGCTACTTGTTCTACTGTGTAAAATTTAAAGTGTTTCAATTCAGCAGCTACTGCTGCATTTAAGATAGGCCAATCGTGAAGTAATGTGCCTTCTACATCGCCATCAGTCTTTTCGTTTTGGTATCTCGCCCATTGAATAGGAAAGCGAGTTTTGTGTTCATCTGCTGCAAAAGTGTCAATGACAGAAAGATTATTGCCTGGCACTTCAATGATGATAAAGTCCCTCATTTCCATGATAGGACGGCCTTCTAAAGCGCTTTTAAAC